GGCCTTTGTGATATTGAGAGGCAACAATTTGAAATCGAAATCTCACTTGCATCTCCAAAAAGCAAATGGCAATACTGCTAATGCTGAAGGCGTCATTGCAATTGCACCACCTGGATCATTATCCCAAAGTAAAGGGGTAACCCGAGACGACCAAATAGTCGTCTCTGGAGCCGCAGCAATCGTCCAAGGGAAGAACGTTAAATACGACTCGCGTGCTGCCAAATCACATATCATCAACTCTTCTTTGCCGTCAAGTCCTGTAACTCGCGAGTCAATCGTGAGCTCTTGCTTAGCGTCAACAGTAAGTTTGTGACATGCGTCGCCAACGTTGGTTGTGGCCAATTCACCACAATAACGCGGGACATATTTTTGTATATCCTCAATTATTGCCGGACGAGAGTACCGAAACAACTTAGCTATGGAAGCTACACCACTGGCAGCCAATTCTGTCGCTCGTGCATACAAACCAATGTACGGAACGTCAGTAAGTCTACCGGCCACTCTAGCGACAGCACTCGCAGGAGTGGATATAGGTGTAGAACCATATTCATCGGCCATCTGTGGCACAATAGGATCTTCTCCCATTTGTGGCACAAGACTGCCGGGCTCGGTACTGGTAGGCATAGAAAGTTCAACATTCTCTGCATAAACAATAACCGAGATGGTCACTTGATCAGTTGCTCCATTTGCATGTTTCAAATCTCCAAGTGACCGGAGAGTGACTTGACCCATCTGTCTCCATTGTGAAGTAGGTACTTCAAGCGCATCATATTCCCAAAAGAAAGGACACTTGATCTCGCCGCCTTGATTGGTAGTGGGATCCAAATAGAGATGGGGGCGTTGTGATTCTTGTATGGCATCCTGTGAAATCAAAGCACGGGACACAGCAAAATTGTCGACTGTGTGAAGGGGATTGTACGAAGCCAATACCCTGCCATAAAAGAAACCGTTTCCTGTTACAAGAAACTTCACTCTCAAATCAGCACGAAGCAGATTATAATTGGCGATACGATTTATAACACGTGGATTCTCAAAAAAGAGTGTCCACGGGTCAAATTGCTCAAAAAGAGCAGTCGATGTTCCCCAACGATATTCTGTGACTTTAATGGGACGTTCGAAAAAATCCTGTAATGTGGCATCATCACGCTGCGCAGCATATCGTGTTTGATCACGATAAGTGCCCATTTCATGAGAATACCCAGGAGTTTGCGAATCAGCCCCAAGTGTGTGTTGCATCATCATTTTGTTTGTTTTGTTTGTTATAAAATTAAAAGTTGCAAGCCATTCTTTAACCCACAAGTTCCGGCTCAGGAACAAGTAGGGGTAACATGTATTTGGTAAGCTAAACCCTCCGATAAATACCGGTAACCCACGAGGGGGTTACTTAACATTAACAAGCCTATACCATCATCAAACATGCAATTAATAACAATACGGTATCCATAGAAAATGTCCCCTTATTTTGCTTTGTACATATGTCCAGCAGGGTAACCGGGCATGCGGGACGGACCCGACTTAGAAAACATTGTACTTTTTACGCCACTGTTCACACCTGGCGTCATAGTCAATGTCAATTCCGTGGACAAGTCCACGTAATCCAGTCCGCTCAGCCACTTCCTTAAGCTGAGCCCTCCGCATTTCGTACGTGTCACGACCATACAGGAACCATTCTGATAACGCAGAAGACATTGTAGAACAAGCTACGTCTTCTTTTGTTTCAGTTTTGGACCTCATATTGCAATGTAAGCTTTTGAAAATGGATGTCTCATCCAGAATCCCCATATAATGACAAAGTTCGTCATCATATCGGGGACGTCTCTTCAAAAAGTCTAATTCATCACAATTGTAAAATGTCTCAACATCTGCATCCTTACATGGGTTCGTGACAACCATGTCATATCTTTCAGCCCACGCAACAAAATGG